CGCATCCCCTCTGCTATCAATTTCCGAATACAGTCCACAGCAATATTGCCTTTACCCGCTCCGCCCGGACCATGCAATATTGTGGTGGAAACAGGATGCAAAAAGCCACCGGCGATTAATTCGCGCGGTGGCGTAATTTCAATAGTATCGAGAAAACGTGCGGGCACAAGTCTCTCATTCGCACAGTCTCTGAATTTGTAAGGGACTTACAATTTACTGACTCCGGCGCCGGAGACTGTGCATCGACAGCAACCGGAGTCAATATAAGAATACCAGACGGGTCAAATGAACCTACGCGAAAAGTCTCTCATGTGCATAGATTTCCACAACATCTTCCCGCGCAACGTAATTGGTATTGCCAGCGTTAATTACGACATGCGCCGTATTCGTTGAACCAACAAAACCCAATGGCGTGTCAGTGGAACCAATGGCGCTATACCTATCAGTGAGCGCAGAGTCCCTATATAGGACGGCACCTGCCCGAACCATTGCGTCTCGATGCGTAGTGATTGGTGCCACGTTAAACATAACGTCCTCTGACTCAATTACAGACTTCCACCGTGTAATTGTGGTGGAATGGTTGCCATCGCCCCACAACGCTCTTTTTACGTCTGCCCACTTTGCCCACGCGCCCGACGCACCATTAGCCCATAATGGATCAAAATACCCGACGCAATCGTCAGACTCACGATAGCCATACAAACAGACACCATGTCCAAAATCATTTCCCTGCACCTTTAGATAATCTGGCAAGTCTGCATATTGCAGCGAGGCGGCGACTGCAAATCCAGACTGCAACCGCCCTTTGATTTCCGAGACTGCAATTGCCTCTAGCGTAATATCTAGCGACTCTCGCGCGCCATTCCGCAATTCGCTAGCATTACTGCCGTTATCATGCGCACGCCCACCGTATGAACGAATATCGTGCGCCTCATTAAACATTGACTGCGACAACCCCTCTCGCGCAGTCCATGCCGCCATGTGCGCAGAGCAATATCCGCAACAAACGTATGGCGTCTCGCCAGTCTCTGAAATTACAGTAAGGGCCGGTTGTAAGCCACTTACCTTTCCATATTTGTAGGACTGCGACCCAAATACATCTGGCGCAATACCGGAGTCACGTTCCCTAAATCGCCACCAGATTTTCAATAGCCATCGCGGCAGAAACCATGATGCTTTCATCGCGGTATCCATGTAGACATTTCAACTGACCAGCCATCTGCGTCAACATTGATAGCCTCGCCAATTGATCTGCCAACCAGATTAATTTGCGGGGACACGCTATCAAACTGCATCACGACAGTTTGCATCGCTTCCAGCGTTACCAATTGCTCCAATTCAGCAACACTAGCGGGCCATATACGCAACGGTTGCGCCTCAAATGACGGTTGGTTTTCTGAACCTCGCACCAATGCCGCGTATTCATTCTGGTCATACAGTCCGGGATTTTTTGCAGGAATTGGCGGCGAGGTCCATGATTTCACGCCCCACTGAAATACAGACAACATAGACTCATCATTGAACCCGCCCCAATTTGCCTGCGCAGTATTTGCATACATCACCCACACATCATTTACGATGCCGTGAGCATCAATCGCAGAAACAAAATCCAATGGGAGCGGACCAGAAACACCCAACGAAATACCCGGTTGGTGTCCATACGTGGCATCACGAAATCGAATTACATTATTGGCATCCATATACGCAAACTGCAATTGCGCAATGGCGCGGTCAGTAATCTGTGACCAGACTGCCGGTCCCAATGATCCGGGTGAATTAGACGGCGCATATGGATGAATGGCGATTTTAGGCGATGGTTCCGCCTCAACAGTAATTGGGATGCGAACCTTATTCGCAGATGTAATCGCCTGCGCCAGAATGCCAGATGCAAATGTATGTAGCGTACTGTATTGCGACAAATCGCCTGTCACGTATGCATTCGGATAACCTGTATTCGCCAGCAGGCTAATCCAATCGTTCGCAACAATTGATCCCGTCTGCGATGAAATCGAATGGCTAATGCTATCGACATAACCTGACTTAATTACGATCCGCTTAGTGCCATTATCAAACACCAAACGAACCCATAGCCACGGTCGCAGAATTCCGTAGTATGGGCTAGATGTATTCGTTGGGTCCAATAATCGGTCAGGATCGTAAACGTCGATTTGCAGCGTACCCGGATCGCCTTGTGACAAAATTCCGCGCGACTTTGATGTACCCCACGTTGCACTAGCAGATACAACCTGACATGCAACATCTGACCAAACATCACCTACGGCAGTCGCGCCAATTACCGTACGGATTTCAATTTTGGCATTACCGCTTAATCTGGTCAGACCAGAACGCGGTCCCAACGCGGGCGGAATAGAAACAACCGCAGACAATCGAATTACTGTCTGCGTTGAAATAATGCCAGATACCTGCCCCGCTGGCAGCGACACACTTACGGATGCGGTTGTAATCCCGCTCGCCGTTCCTGTAATTGAGCGAGTCGCCACAATCAGACCTCGGAAAGTTGTAAGCCATTTACAGGAATGGAAAATCGCTGCCCGCTAAAGATTGTCACCGACGGCGTAACTGCTACCCAAAATAGCAAATTACCCGCCGACGCAGCATCGAAAATACCAATAGCCACGACAGGCAACCAATTACCAGTAGCAGCAGCAAATGTGATTTGCGCACTATTTGACTTGTGCCCCGCAGTCCACGGCCATTGCGTCATGTTATTCGCGACAGCCTGACGAACATACCCACCACCCGTCAATTCCGTCCCGCCACCACTATCAGATGGCGTCGCAGAATAAAGCGCAAGGTACACATTCGCTGGCGGCGTATATGTAAATGCCGCGCCTAAAACTAATTTTAGCGCGACACCCTCTGCGTAATCCGACTTGCCTGCCATTTAATCCTCGGTAATCACAAGCGCGGATGGCGCGAATATCACCACATCATTTACATTTGGCGTCAGCGGCGCACTAAGCGAACCTGCGTAATAAAGGAAACCAGAACCCAGCGTCGGAATGTCATATAAACCAAAACCGTAAATCGTACCCCAACCGGGAGTCAACACGGTTGGGAATGAAATTGTACTGCCGTTTTTCATTGTGCTAGGCGACGTAAATACCCAATTGGTTCCGTTATTTGTGACGGCGACTCTCTGATATCCACCGGGACCGCCAACCTCTGTCCCGCCATTAGCATCCGGTATGTTTGTGAATAATGCCACATAGAGCGTTGTCGGATGCGAGACGGACCCACCCGCACCCAACAACGCATCTAGTACAGGTTGCTGCAATTGCGCACCCTTTGGCATTACGACACCCCCGCAATCGAAATACCATTGCGCCGTGAATATGTGCGCAAAGCGTCAATTACTGTCCGCTCAATAGTCGCAGGATCGCCTGAAATGTAAATATTGACACCACCATAACTACCGCCACCACCGCTGCTCCCAGCAGAAAATTGACTAATGCCAGCAGCAGCCTGTACGCCAGCAGTAAACGGTAATGACGGGAGCGAGGGTAGTTTAATGTCCGGTACTTTGATTTTGCCCAGCGCATCAATTAGTTTGCTCACCCAGTCAATTACGCCCTTAATCATGTCGATTATCTTTTGGAAGCCAGTAACAGCATTGTTTAGAACATCGCCAACGGCATTCAATGCTGGCACAAGTTTCGGAATTAGCCACCCGAGCAGATTAACAATCACACCCAGCAGCGTGCTAATCACAGTCGCCAGAATTTTGATAATGGGGATCAATACTGGCAGGATCGCTTTAATGATCGCTCCGAGCGCATCAATCAACTGAATGAGAACCGGCATGAGCGCATCAAGAATTGGCAGGAATGCAGCACCAATGCTCTCTGTCAATTCCGAGAAAGCGATTGAACCTTTCTTACCCATACCCTCGGAAGAGGATGCGTAATCATCTGCCGAACCTGCTGCCAATTTCGTCGCCTCTGCCAATGTGGCAGTAGCGTCTTTACCTTTAGCCAAACCGGGCATCAATTTGCGTAGTTGCGAGTCTTGACCAGCCTGCGCCTTTGCTACTGCCTTACTTGCAGTCTCCAAATCGACGCCAGCAAATCGTGCAATATCCATCGCGGGACCGAGCAATTTATTTGCCTCGGCAGCATCGCCCGTTGCAGTAACCAAATCCTGCAACGCCCCGCGAACCTCGGTATCGGAATACGCTTTATCCTGCCCAGCCTGAATTGCCGCGTCAATTTGACCAGTGTAATCACCGACTGCCGCGCCAGTGTTTTTATACACAGTCTCTAGTTTTTCCTGCTCCGCTCTATCCTCTGCGGCAGCCTTTGTAAATTCCGCTATCTTTGCGCCAGCCTCGACAGCAATTCCTGCAACGCCAGCAATTCCCGCAATCGCCGGAATTGAAAATCCAGTGGTGGCTTTCGTGGCGTCATTAAGCGAGTCCACCCACCCTTTAATGTCGCCATCAACTTTGATCTTAATACCAAAGCCAGCCACTATTTACTCCGCTGTCGTAATAGCCTACCCAATTCTTCAATTTGCGCCAGAGTCAGATTTTCAACCTCTGACGGTGCCCAGCCTGTAGCTAACGCTATTCCAATGAGGATGCTATCGCCGGTGGATCGTCTGAATAAGGGTGCGGTTTTTCATTATCCGTACCCTTTGGTTCATCCACAATCTCAATGCGTCCATCGAGAATATCGTCATATGTAATGAACGGATCAATGCGCCGTTCAGTAATCCATGTGAATGCCGCTAACGCTTTAATTCGGTCAGTGCCAGTACCTTTATCACCCTGCAATACTGGCGACAAATCCATTACGTCTAATCCCGTAACTTCCGCAATATCGAGCAAATCGCGGAACCTAAGTCCCGCGGCAGAAATACCCTTTGTCGATACGCGAAAAACGCGAACCTCATCCGCCTGTGTCAAATCCGGCATCCTCTGATAGTTTTTTGTAGTAGTCAGAATAAATTTGCTCTGACTGCGGACCTAGATCATCTAGCGCCAATTGGATCGGTTGGTATGCATCAAAATAGATTGTGCCAAATTCAATCATGGATGCATATGAGAGCGGATTAACTACATACCGATCCTCAACGGTATATTCCGACTCCAATGCGCCAGTAAGTACAGGTGCCCTTTTACTCGCACCCTCTGCGCCCAATTTCGCAACAGCCTGCGCCGGTTGTAAGTCATTTACAGAATTCTGCGCCAAACGCTGAAATGCCGATAGCACATCGCTATCGTCAACAACCAAACGTGGCTCACTCATACCGGCCTTTGATCTGCTCTTAGAATTCTGCCCGGCACCATAACCTCTGACGTATCTCCAGCCTCAAACAACATTTGACCAGTCGGGCGAATGTGCAGAACCGGAGCCTGTGCTGCTACATTTAACACATTACCCCACGCAACCGGAAGCGCCCCAGTAATTCCGTCCAACCAATATCCAATGGCGAATGAAACTGAATATGGATTGGGCGTACCAATATTCATAAATCCACCATCGCCACTAACCCACAAGTAAGAGGGAAATGACCCGGTACCCTGACGTACTACAGCAAGCCAATACCAACCGGGACCAATATCAACAACCGGCGTGATATTATGCGACGGAAACCCCCACTGACCATTCATATCAATAGATGCAGTCTGCGCGAGCAAATTACCCGGCGCACCACCTACATCATCATAAATGGCATATGTGGCAAACATTGGCGACGTTGCCCCACCAGACAACGCATAACCAATCTGATTTACATTTATCTTTGACGGAACATAAATCGGGGCAGCAAACAATCTATCCCGCGCCGGATCGCCAGCAATATATGCGCCCGAACGTCCATTTGCAGATGCGTACCAAAACCCAGTAATCCACGGCAATGCACCAGCACCACCAACCTCACCCGCTGGGGCAAATTTGCCGGGATGCGGGTCAGCAGCAGCATCATGGTCAGAAACAAATGCAGCGGCATAATTTGCTGCGTCTGTTACTGCACCGGTGTAAATATCTGAATGACTAGTACCATCTGAATGTGTAGGCGTGACTGTTGTAGCATCCCACGTACCAGTCAATTCGCCAGCAGGATTTGGTGGAACGTGCGAGTCACCGGGCGGTCCCGCCGCGCCATCATTTCCCGGCGCGCCATCATTTCCGGGCGGACCATCATTTCCGGGCGGTCCCGGATCGCCTGCCGGTCCCGGAATTCCAACCTCTGTCAAAACAATATCAACAGGCTCCACAACATCAATTACAAATTCCTGCGGCGGCGTAACTTCCATCATGCCGTTACGTCCTGTTGAATTTTGACAGCACCCGCAACTACCGTAACAATGTCACCCGACGGATACGTAAGTTGCAAATCCCAACCACCACCAAATGCCGTATAGCCAGAGTCATCCCACTGGTCAACACCAATCGCCACATCAACGAAATTTGGTTGCGTCACGCTGCAATCCAAATCCATTACCTGACCATCTGGCTTATCACGAATTTGCGCAGCAGCAACTACACCGGACAAATCCATTGGTATCGTTTTCGCGTTATCAACCCAAAACGCAAAACGCCAACGGTAACTATCGCCGCGATAAATCAACAGCGGATACGATGCCGGGCGTGTCATTTGTAAATGACTTACAAACTATGCGGTTGCCAGAACAGGCTTTGCAATGCAAGCCAATTCCGCAGTAAATGGCGCATACTCATTAATTGTGCCGCCGTAATCAACGCCAACCGCAGTAACCTGTCCGGTCATATGCGGATGCGTTGCAGACGGCGCAACCAATTCCCCGTGAGCCTGCAAATCGAAATCGAGAACCTCGCCATCATGCAGCCACAAATACTGCGCGAGTCCCTCGCTTCCTGTCGTTGTATCCCAATCTTGGTAGCCATTCAATACCAGCGCATACGATGGCTTACCAGTAGAGGAAAACGAACCTGACGCACAAAGAGTCTGAACGCTCTTAACGTCACCCGGTTTTACCTGAACGCGAGCCTCGCTCACGTGACACTGAAATTCCTGCGCAGTTGCATCTGCCGCTGCCTTTAGCGTCAGTTTCACATCGCGCATAAAGAGTGGCGTGGACGCAATTGCCGCCATCGTTCAATCCCCTATGACTGTGCGAATTTCCGCCCTAAACGCAATGTAATCGAGTCCACCCAATACAAGGCGACCCGGTGTATTTACCGTTAGGACACCCCACGGCGCAACCAGAGTCCTACATGCTGCATCGACGGACTCCGCAAAAGACTCTTGGTCAGTAATTGAAACTTCCGATGCAACAGATACAACGCACATAATTCCCCAATTCACCAACCTCTTGCGCCCACCCAATACGGATGGCTCGGTCCAATTAGGCGTACCGGGAACAATAAATGCAGACGGCGGACTCGCTGCCCCTCTCGGAACAATGCGAATGCCGCCATCTGTCAATGCAGTTTCTAGTTGAATTCGCGACTCGGTAATCGTCATCCGATCATCGACGTAACATCGCGATACCGGGCTAGAATTGGCTTTATGGGATCAATCCAATCCCTCGCCAATTTAACTGACCCGCCCTGTTCATCCAACCATTGTGCCTCGCCAAATGGCGCTTCACGATACTTCCATGCATACCCAAATGATCGCAAAGCAGCAGCACTGATTTCAATTTGGGGCGGGTACGAAACCTCGAAACCCGCACCCAAATATTCATCAATGGCGGAATTAATTGCCGGAGCAAGTGTGTTCGCCCAATCTGTTTCACCCTGCGTTGGTGTAACAATTCGGACAAAACCTAAACCCTGTGCGGGAGTAACCCATTCCGCCATATTTGTAAATCACTTACCTTGTAGCGTCAGACTCGGCAGATGTAGGCGGCGGTCCCGCCTGTGTCTCTGTCTGCTCACCAACATCATTTGACGTTGGGGCGGTCATTTCCTCTGCCGCTTCCTCAACAACCTCGCCCTCACGAGTCTGACGTGACTGCTTTTCAGCGCGCGTATCGTCGTCAATATGCTTGGTCATTTATCAATTCCCTTTCGCAACTAAACGTTGGTGTAGGTGTAACGCCGAACACCCTTTGGCTGCAAAACTGCAAAACCGAAATACTGCATAACGGCGAACACAATGGACTGCGGACCAGAACGTTCCATCAATTTGATATCGAGGACCGCAGACTTCCACTGTCGGGCATCATTTCGTCGCGCGATGATTTCGTTGGTAGCAGCGAGAATTGCCCACGCTGGTTCAACTGTCACGCCACCAATAACGCCCTTTTGGAAACCTGCACCGGAAACCTGTCCTAGTGCATTCTGCGGATTGATATAAGCGAGCAACGAACGTCCATTCGTATCCTCGCCTGCAACTAGGTTATTCCAATCTGTTGTGTTTAGGAATACGCCCTCTGCCGGAAGAAATCGCGCATTGACGCCACCGGCGGAGTCGCCAGCATAGAATTTGCCCAACGCACCTGCAATTCCTCGATGCAGGTCACGACCCGACTGTGCAGCGGTTGTACCGGCAGTATCCGCAATTACCGTCGGCGCGGTAAGCGCCTCTAGCACCAATGCAATTTCCCGCTCGGTATCTCGCATGAGCAATTCGCGCAATTGATTGCCAATGATTTCATCTGTACCGGGGGATGCACCATCGACAGCCTGACGTGAAACTGTCGTCTCACCACCAATTGACTTTGGCGTAAGTGTCTGCGGAACCGTAGTTACATCGAGGTTTGGCAGCGGTGCATTTTCAGCAGACTGCACACCGGTATCGCCAGTCACCGCACTAAACTTAGGAACAATAATTGGCGTCGGCGCAGTAATTGGCGTCGTGGCAAAGAATGCCGACAGCGGTCCCTGATATGAGAGGTCCGGCACATAAAGGTCCGGGTAATACGTTGTGGGATACGCGCCCGCAATACTAGATGAGTCGGTTGCGCGACTCTCAATCTGCGACGCAATATCAACCATCATTGTGCGATGGCGAACCTGCCGCGCAATTGCCTCACTATCGCGATTGTGTACAGCAGCGAACAAATCGCCAAAGTATGAATGATCCGTCCCCGGACCATAAACAGTTTCGCTCCGAGTAATGATCGCCTGACCAGAACCTGCCCGACCAGTCGGAATTGCGCGCCGCTCGGCATCGCGCCGCTGGGACTCAACAGTGGCATCTGCAATAAGCGCATCCACATTGGCGATGCGATTATTCAGATTAGTAATTTCCTCTTCCTCTGTTGTATTGAGCCCGCGATCCTCTGTCTCCGCAATCGAGCGAATTGCAGCCTGCTGTCCAACAATTGTCGCCCGTCGCTCTTGGAGTGACGAAACGCTTAGATTAGGCACGCGAATATCCCCGACCTTTCTAATGGCGACTCTCGCCTGAACATATGCTGGCGCGTATGAACCTGCGATTGCCGCTAGGCGAACCCCCTCATAATGCTCAATTACATCTGCCTTACGACGAAACTTACCGGGCACGAATTCGGCAGAGACGCCATTAATTCCACTAAGAACCTGTGAGCGTGCCTGCACTCTTTCCGGCACGTCCATAAATTCGCCAGCGAAATACAAACCATCGGCTCGCTCTTGTAAATGACTTACAACGCCAACCGGAATTCCGCCATCCTGTCCATGACGGTTTAGGTATGCAATTCGCTCACCGGAATTAATTAGACGCGCCTGCTCTGCAAACGCGCCTCGCACAAACCTCTCGCGCCCGTAGGACACTTCAATTACAACGCCAAACGGAATTGCTAAACCCTCGAAACGTCCGGGCGTCTCCGGTACGTCCCGTACCTCAATATGACCAAGTGTCGTATTTGGCATTAGGCTTCCACCAAAAATGAAAAGACCCACATTAGCAAACCCGTTGGCTGCCATTGAATATCGAGCAACTTAGGGTCCAATATCGCAATGATGAATGCAACGGCAGCCAGCACTAGAAAAACAATGCGTGCCGTTCTAGCATTCATGCCGTATCATCACCTGCCGCAACAGGCTCTTCCTGCGGCGATGTATCTGAATTATCCGCAGGCTCGGCAGCATTCTTTGCCCCCTCAACTACGGCATCTTCCATTTCATCAATTGCATCGTTCGGACCAAGACCCTCTTCCGTCCGAACCTCGGATGGTTCCATCCAACCTCTCCCGCCTGTTGCAATTGCCCACGCCCTAAAACGTGACTCTTGCGCTGCGCGAGTAAGGCGGGTCATGTCAATTAGCATGAACCGCTCTTCGGGAAGTAAGTCACTTACAACATCTTGGATCGGATCAACAAATCCAGAAAGTGACAACCTCTCTAGCGCAATCGCCTCTTCCTGAATATTTGCATATGTCTGCGATTTTCCACTAGGCACCACGTTGAGGTATCTAGCGTTAACACCAAACAAGTTGCAAATCTCGATGATGATTTCGCGCCGCGCTTCAATGGCGACCGCATTACTAATATCGGCGCCCCACGGTGCAGCAGATGCACCTTTACCCAAAACAGCGGGATAATCCGGTCCCTTGCTCCGCCTATCGCGCCATCGCCCGGCGAGGTCATCTGCCTGCGTCCCGTTTAATTCCTGCTCTGTAGTAATTACCGTGACTGGCGATCCACCTGCCTGCCAGTACCTACTAGCATAGGTATCCGATGAATATGCAGCCATCAACGAATTTCGCGCCATCTGCAAAATTCCAACCAGATGCGGCGGAACACCGGGCCAGAATGCAGAGCGCACAGGAATTACATATTCCGCAGAAACTACACCACGTACGCCACTGATTGCATATTGCGTAGGCGGGAAAATTCCATACGGATCAACTAATCCCGCTGGCGATATGATTTGGCGGGGGAGTGGAATTAGAGAGCCGGGTATGCCCTCATCATCCACGCCCCCTGTCATGTAGAGATAGGAAATGTCATCTAGTGCCATGCTTGCAATGACACGCCAAACCCATTCTCTACGCGACATAATTGCGGACGGACGGCGCACAATCCTCGACGGCGGATTAACTTGGTCCGTCCCCATCCATTCTGTCCATCGCTGTCCCGCAATTGCATTGGCAATTAGAGACACGCATCGACGGACAGCACTAATGCCAGCAGCCTCAATTACCGTTAGCGGATAAGCAGAAATCGGAATTGAATAAGAAGAGACTCCGCCGTTCCATCCTGCCGATGGCATTGCGGAGTCTCTAGTTTCAATCGCCGGTAACTGCCTGCGATGTTTCTTCACACCGTAATTGTAACTGATTTACAATTTCGGATCAAATGAACAGTTGCACCGGAGCGTTAAATTTCGAGGCATACGCTACTGCAATTGTGGCAGCAACCAACGTAGTTGCAGGATGCTCCGCTATCGCCCAACGCCATTGTCCCTCTGTGCCAACAAACCTGCGTTGCGCGGATAGAACCTGCGAGTCTAAATGCGGATCATCATGTGCAATTCTGCGAGCAATAACTGCCTCTGCAAAATCGTGACAAGCCTGCAACATTTTGATATTAGACACAGACTCTATCTCTAATCCCTGTTCCATACGTAGTCTTTCCATAGCAAATACCAATGCAGATGACTGCGTATATAGCACGCGGTCAACTTGGTACTTGCTTACCAACCTCAACACTTCCTGCTTAAAATCATCTGCGGTCAGTGGCACACCCGGACGCGACTGCAAATAGCGATGCACCACAACACCAACGCGCCCGTCGCTACGCATCCCGGCAATGACAATTGATCCCTCGCCCCACGTTGATTGCACATCAACGACAATTGTCATGCCGCCAACCAACGTCGCGGGTGCCAATGGATTTGTCTCGCGACACGCACCCCATGATGCAAAACTAAATGGCGAGTCTACTCGCTCATCATGCCAGCGATTTAATCGCTCACGTACCCAACTACCTTTAGGCAGGATGGCGTATTCATTCTCTACCATCTTCCTGTCTAGTCTGCCATCGTTCAATGCCGGATTGGCTTTCTCTAATTGCTCCCAATCCAACGCCACATCATCATCATCTGCACGCCACCACAAACCCATAAACGTCGGGTCGGAATGTTCAACCTGTGTGGACTGACGATATAGACGGTCATGCATTGAACGTAGCACGACGCTATCACTGAACCCTGCCGTGCTAGTCATCAACATAAGCGAATTACGAATAGCAGACTGCGCGGGTGAAAGTACCTCATACATATTGAAATCAGTCTGCGTTAGAACCTCATCAAAACAAATCAATCCCGGCGATACGCCACGCTGACTGCCAGCCTGCCTACTTGCTACCGTAACCTGAATTCCATGTGACTCCAAACCGTTAAACATCGTACTGCGATATTGGTCACGCCCAAACCTGCGTCCGCGCCCCCACGTTTGCACTGGCGTATAGGACTCAAAATCGCGTCGGATAAAGTCATATGGAATGCGAGCCTGATTAGCGTCGTGCGCTGCTAATAGGATGAGAGTCCAATCTCGGAAGATAGGATGCTGATATCCCTCTTCCAACAAATAACCTACCAGCGCACGCACAACGACAGACTTACCATTCTGCCTACCCACAGAAAGCAATGCCTGTCGCGCAATCAAATTACCATCGGCATCATGCTCCAACATGCGTTGCAGAGCATACATCTGCCACGGTCCCAATATCATGTGCAGACGCTTACGTGCCCACAGGATTACCAAATCGCCATAAGTATCAACCGCGAGCGGCGACCTAGGTGACTCTAGCGATGGTGCAATTAGCGATAGCGTTGGCATATTTGCTACCCCGACCGCTCCACTCTCAAATCATACGACTCTCCGGCACTCGCTGCGCTCGCACACTCCGAGTCAATTTGAGCGTTGGGAGCGGTCAGGGGATGGCCCTCTTTCAATTACGGCTAGACTTGTAAATTACTTACAGTTTCCATATATATCGAGACGCCAATTTCGAGGCTTGTAAGACTTGGAAATGGTCGGGGTGGACTGGTACACCACCCCGGAGCATTTCGAGGCTTGTAGGGCTTTCTGGCGCCTTGTGGGGCATTCTGGTGGGGTACCCTCGCCTACCCTGACGGGCGGTTTGGGTGGCATGTAGTGTAGTTGTAATGCGGCGTCTCGCGTGCAGTCTCACTAAATTTCTCGACTTATTGATGTG